AATCAAGCCTAATCTTGATGTACCTGAACCAGTCACTCTTCCAGATGGCGTCTTTGCTGCTCCGGTGGCTGCTGAAGATAAGAGTGACAAGAAGGTCGTAACGGTTGACCTAGCGTCAACCAAGCCTGCGGACGGTCCTCGTAGAAAAAAGCTAGTCAAGCCTTCAAATGAACCGGCAAAGAAAGGAGAAGCTTAAGGAAAGCCTTGAAACACTTGATGCTAACGAACACGCACAGATCTTTGAAGTTATTAAGCGGTACACAGAGAGCTACACAAAGACACAGACAGGAGTGATGATCTCTTCTGATGTTCTGCCAGACGATTGTATTATTGAGCTAGAGAGAATGGTCTCTTTTTACTTGGATCAGCACAAGATGATGGAGAAGGATGCCTCAGAGCGTAAGACATATGAGAGGTCTAGCCGTAGAGAATAAAGCCCTTGCTAGTCTCAATTGCTCCTGTAATCCAATGATCTCCTTCTCTGTCCCACGGAAACGCCGTGAATCCTGCCTTACGTAGAATGTCAATGTTGTCCCAGTTACACCTACCATTTTTGATAAGGTAGAACTCTGCCAAATAGCTCACTTCTGGGTCGTCTAAGACAGCCATCCCAGAATCAGGCAGACTGCTGTAGTTCACCTCGCGGAGTTTATCAATTAGGCGTTCCATTGTTCTTTTTGTCCCTGCTGTCTTTAATACGAAGAAAATGGACGCTTTTCATTCATGCCTTTAAGTAAGGCAAATGGAGAACCTTCTACCCCCAACGGCACGGCGAACTCTTGAGGAGTTTGCTGCCTATGTAGTGAAGGACAAGCACGCAGAACTTGAGTGCAAGGTCCTTGCGGGTCAGATTCACACCAAGGATGTGGCTGACCGAATTATCAAAGCAATTGGAGAGATTTCAACTAAGTCATTCATAGACGAGCACTACGCCACATTCAGCTATGCCGACGGAACTCGCGTCGTCGTCCCCAGCCCAGAGTCGATTCACAAGGTCTGTACCACTAGCAGTTTCCGCGGTGTCCCTCTTGATGTTGAGCGAAAGCGAAAGTACTTTGATGTCGTCACCGCGTCTATGCCTGACGTTGTGGATATTCCCGACATGGCTGTCAAGTTCACCCTTCGTCATGAGGAGCAGCTGCGTAAGGACTTTACTGGAGCACCCATGGATGCTGCATCGTACTGCCGTATCATTCACCGCAAGTCATGGAAGAGCCTGGATGGAATTGTGAAGATTGATATGTCTACCGTCAAGACCAAGCTTCGTAGCCACCGCTCCTTTGCGGATGTTCTGAAGCAGACACCTAGCTTTGAGCTTGAAGTTGAGGTCATCAATCGCGAGGCCAGCAACAAGCAGATTGTAGATTCCCTGCTGCGAAACGTTGAGGCTCTGGTCTGTGCTTTCCAGGAGTCACCCTTTCTACTTCCCTCTTCTGACGTTCAGCGCTACCGCATGGAGTTTGAGCTCTCTAAGATTCCCTTTGTGAACCCCATCACGATGGAACGTCGCCATATTCGTGCTGAGCGCCCAGGTAACGTCCTCACTGGCTACACAGTCACAAACAAGGCTGATGGAGAGCGATGCTTTCTCGTGGTCATGCGAGACAAACGTCTTCTGCGAATCACACCTAGCTCTCGTATCACTTGGACCGGTCTGGTCGCAACCAAGGATCTTCATATCGGTGACTGCCTAGACGGTGAGTTTCTGGCTGACCGCAATCTGTTCTGTATCTTCGATGTCTACACCTTTCATGGCAAAGACACTCGTCGTCTTCCTCTGTTTACGACAGATGATGACATTGTGACGAACCCTCTTAACTCTCGTCTCGGATGTGCTCGCGAGTTTGTCAAGGAACTCAAGGACTTCTCAAGCTATCCTGGCAAGCAGACGCTACGAATTGTGACGAAGCTGTTCCTTGCTGGAGACGGACCCGCAATGCAGGAAGCTATTCGCAAGATTCTTGACACCAAGTTCGAGTATCCTACAGATGGTCTTATCTTTACACCACGAGCCAGTCCGGTTGCGCCAATCAATGAGCGAAAGGGAAATGCGTGGCTGTCCGTCTACAAGTGGAAGCCTGCTCTGCAGAACAGCATTGACTTCCTTGTCAAGTTCAAGCCAGGTGAGAGCTTTGATCCTGTGACAGCTCGTCGTGTTCTCAAGGGCTCTCTGTTTATCAGCCGCAGCCCAGGAAGCGATACAGTCTATCCGTGCGAGACCATGACTGGAGAGTATGTGCCTCCTCAGCTGCCTCACGACCTTCGAGTCCTGACAGAGAACCGTGACCGTATTCCTTCCTACTTCCAGCCTGCTGCACCCAGGTCTCCTGACGCTCATGTGATTCTGCTTCCTCTGAATGACCGCGGTGTACCGATTGACCAAGAGGGAACACGTGTTGAGGACAATACGATCATCGAGTGTGCCTACGATACGGAGAAGCTGCGGTGGATCATCATGCGAACTCGCTACGACAAGACGTATCAGTACCGAGTTCTTGGCAAGCCTCAGTTCGGTAACGACATCGCAGTGGCTGATTCGATCTGGACGAACATTCACGTTCCCATTACCGAGCAGATGATTCGGGACGTCACAGTGAATCCCCCTGATGATACCTTCGAAGATGACCTCTACTACCGAGACAATCTCGATGCTCGTGACCGTGTTCTCAAGGATGTGTATGGATTTCACAATCGTATCAAGGAGTCTCTCTTTCGCAACTGTATCAAGCCCGGAGACACTTTGCTAGAGCTAGCGATGGGACGTGGTGGAGATATGCTAAAGTGGAAGCGAACCAAGCCTAGCAGGGTGGTTGGCTTTGATATCTCCGAGTCCAATCTGAGCTCTCCTCGCCAGGGAGCGTGTGTTCGCTACCTAAAGGAGAAGATTCAGAATCCGACCGACTTCATGCCTCCTGCTCTGTTCATTGCAGGAAACATGACCGAGCCTCTCTTCGAAGCTGACAACAAGTATGTCCGTATGATCACTGGTCTTGAGCCCGCTACCACGCCCTACCTTCAGGGATTCGTTGGTGTCACAGAGTTCGATGTGATCTCTTGTCAGATGGCCATGCACTATGCCTGCGAGTCCGAGGAGAAGTTCGGTGTCTTTGTTGACAACCTGAAGAAGCACGGTAAGGGCATCTTCTTTGGAACCTGCTTGGACGGGTCAGCTGTCTACTCTCTCATGATGGGAAAGCAGAAGCATGTGTTCCGCGTGGAGAACCAGATCGCAGGAGAGTTTGACAAGAAGTACGATGATGGTGCGGGGTGGAGCGAGGAGTTTGGAAAGGGAATCAGTGTTCTGCTTGAGAGCTTTGAGCAGCCGCAGCTTGAGTACCTTGTTCCCTTCGGCCGTGTGACTGAGCTCATGCGAAAAGCTGGATATGACTTGGTTGCAACCAAGATGTTCTCAGAGCACTATGATGAACAGAACTCAATTACTCTGAACCAGGAGAAGCAGGCGTTCTCATTCCTTCACCGCAGCTTCCTGTTCCAGAAGAATGACGATGAACCCATTGAAACGGTTGAAATTCAGATGGCGCCTCCAGAGGTATCAATCGAAGATCAGAAGAAGGAGGAAGAGAAGAAGGCTCCTGAGGAGAAGAAGGAGGAACCAAAGGAGGAAAAGAAGGTACCCAAGAAGAGAGTTCTTAAGAAGGCTCCTGAGCCTACTGAAGAGCCAGTGTTGTTCTTTGGAGCTGACGAGGGCAAGGGAGACTGGAGAATGTTCTCAAATATGTTTGAAGCTAAGACGCAGATTGACTCGGTTACATTCCCAACAGTCGAGCACTACTTTCAGTGGTCCAAGGCCAAGCTCTTTGGCGATGGTCCTATTGCTGAGAAGATACTGAAGACACCTTCGCCAAAGGCAGTCAAGGCTCTTGGCAAGAAGGTCAAGGATTTCAACAAGGACGAGTGGGACACGAAGAAAGATGAGATTATGCGAAAGGGAGTCAAGGCCAAGATCGCTCAGCACCCGGATATCAAGACAAAGCTACTGGAGACAGGAACAAGGCCGATCGGTGAGGCGAATGCCCGTGATAAGTACTGGGGTATTGGTACATCGACTGACACTGCGAAGGCTAAGGATCCTGCAAAGTGGCCCGGTAAGAATGTACTTGGAAAGATCCTCATGGAGCTGCGGACAGAATTTAAGGAGTGAAAACCGTTAACTAGTAATGAAGTATCCAAACGTTGTGTTCTTTCGTCACAACGAATATTCATACATTGATGCCTTTCTTGAGGAAAACAAGGAAAGATTTGAATGTACCCTGAATGTAACCTCAGACAAAAACTATCTCAATAACCTTTTTGATTCTAACTTTCATTTGCTCGTCACCTTTGGTAGTGAGACGGATATCGAATACGTGGCTGAGGTCAACAGTATGATTGCTGACCGTATGCGCATGAGATGGATTCACTTTCCCAAGATAGAGGACATCGGGGCTTTTAATCGTGGTCTCAATTTTTGTTATATTCACAATGTCCTGAAGCCCCATGTACAGACTCGTCCAGTCTTCTCAGTCTTCACCACATGCTACAATTCGTATGATAAGATTCACCGCTGCTATAATAGCATCAAGGCACAGACGCTAAAGGATTGGGAATGGGTTGTGCTCGATGACTCTCCTGACGACCGACACTTTGAGTTCATGAAGAAGGTTGTGGCTAATGATAAGCGTGTTCGTCTCTACAAGAGGGCTGAGAACAGTGGCAATATTGGTAACGTCAAGAATGAGGTCGCGTCTCTTTGCAGAGGAAAGTATGTGCTTGAGATGGATCATGATGACGAGATTGTCCCAGACTGCCTAGATAACGCCGTGACTGTCTTTGAGCAGGATCAGGATGTTGGATTTGTCTACATGGACTTTGCGAATATCTACGAGAACGGAAACCTTCACTGGTACGGAAACTTTTTTGGTCTTGGGTATTCTGGGTATTATCGCCAGAAGCACAACAATACCTGGATCAATGTTGTCTCAACGCCCAATATCAATAATATCACGCTCAGTCACATCGTCGGAGTGCCAAACCATCCTCGTATCTGGAAGCGCAGTACTCTGATTGAGCTTGGAAACTATTCTGAGTTCCTACCTATTTGCGATGACCTCGAGTTGCTTCTTCGCACGGCTGTGAAGACCAAGATTGCACGTGTTCCAAAGCTAGCCTACATTCAGTACATGAATGAGGGTAACAACAACTTCTCTCTGATTCGCAACTATGAGATCAATCGTCTCACCCCGTACTTTATCGTCCCCCAAGCCTACCAAGACTACAGGGTTCAGGAGCGTATGAAGGAGCTAGACGCATATGAGGATGAATTTCATATGATTCATCGCACACAGATCTGGAAGCGTAAGGAGTACACACCAAAGTATTGTAATACGTTGGTGAATCTCGATTATACGAAACAGTATTGTATCATGAGTGTCAAGGCACTATGGGAGAATGTTGACAGAATTCGCGAGCTTCACAGCAATCCGAAGAATGACTTTTTAGTGTTGGATAACACTGGAAACCTTGACGATCTTTGCAGGGTGCTAGATGGACTTGGGTTTGGTAGTATGAAGTGCTATATCATGGAAGACTGCGACTATGATGACCTTCTTCGGTATTTCAACTTTATGTACAAGAGCACTGAAGCAGAAGTTATTTATGCTGCTGATAATAGTCCTCGTACGACATCGTCGGAGCCGGTGGAGGTGACGCCTGTGTAGGCAAAAACTTCTCATACAGCTTCTTTCCAACAATCGCAGACGCCTGTTCAGGTGTGATCTCGCCCTTCTCAATCTTTCGCTTGATCGCTAGCATCTCAAACAGAGTCGAGTCGACCCGATCTTCTGCGTGCATCTGAAAAAGGGAGGGGTAATTGAAGTATAGCATCTCATTGTCAGCCTGAAGCTTCTCCTCGTACTGTACCTTGTTTGACTTGAGATGAGCCCACTTCTCCTTGCTCTTGTCCATTGTACGCAAAAGAGCCTGAACCTGAGTGGCTGTCAGGTCACGATCGTTGATTCCACGCTGTCCTGCCGCAACTTCAGCAGGTGTTAGTTCCCTAAGTGTGTTCATTATTGTATTTCACAATGTTTCCCTTAAACGACCAATGGACGCAATTGGTTAATCAATGTACCACATTCCTCATGAGTCGTCATACCGGTCAGGATCACCTGCCCTGTACGAAAGACTTTTGCAATCCACTTGGTGTCTGGAAAGTAAATCTTCACTGCGGGATACACTGCTGGTTCATAGACCGTTTGAACTCCACGCTGCCTCAATGTTGAATAGAGAGAATCACGAGACAGGTTGGAGACATTCAACAGCTTGGTCTTATAGTTCATCAAAACCACACGGCGATTGTCCATGTTCCATTCACCTTCTAGGATAGCTTCGGGGCAGCTCGTTACAATGTGGTTGCGAATACGAGACGTCACATCGCGATC